TGTTATTTACAGTTGCCACGGCGCCCTGGCCGTCAATGCCCATTCTGGATACGGAGTATGAAACGACGGCCGCGCCTGTGTTAAACTGCAGCATGGTCCGTGTCCAGAGAAATTGTCCCGGGCTTACTGTGGGAACCGTACTCTGCCACTCTCCTGAGGGGATCACTGTCCCGCTGGTGCTGGTCTGATACTCCACCTTAGCCGTGGTCAGCTGTGCCGGGTCGCCGGTGTCGCCTTTTGCGCCCTTTATTTCAAACCATTCATACTCCTCCCAGTCTTCCGGGGCGGTGGAGCTGGTGCCGGAGTATATGCCCATCCAGTTGTCGGGCACGTCGCCCATGGAGTGGGACTCCGGCGTGGGCTCCTGGCTGGCGTATTTGATCCACACATACCAGGCCTGTCCGGTGTCGCCCTTGGCGCCGTTGGTGACAGTAAAGGTGGTGGGGTCACCGTTGTTGTATGTGATGGTATAAGTGTCCACCAGGCCCACGGTGCCGGTTTTTGCTATACCTACAATGCTTTTCCCGTTGGTGACTGTAAAGGTGGTCGTGGTCTGGTTTGAAAAAGTGATAGTATAAGTATCTACCAAACCAGAAGTTCCTGTTTTGGTTATACTCAAAATTCCACCGTTACCTTTTGCCAGTTCCAGCAGCCAGTTTTCCAGGGTCTGGCCGGTCAGCTTCTTGGCTGTGTTGTTTTGCTCAAGGACAAAGAGGTCCAATGGTGTGACCTGCTCTGCAGGTATCAGCTCGGATATTGATTTATCTGCCATATTTACTCCTCCTTGCTGAGCTGAGAGGCGGAGGGCTGGGCGGATTTTTCCGACTCTACCTGAGCCACATAACTTTTAAGAGCATTGACGCATCCCAGCATCTTGTCCCAATTTTCTGCACCCTTGACTTCGACGCTTTCCAGGGTGGTTATTACTGCTTTTATAAGGTCCATTTAGATCTCCTTTCCCAACACTACGCGGATGGCGTCGCCCTCAGGGACTATCGCGATAAGCCTGGTATAGTGGGCCAAATATTCTTTACCCCAGTAGAGCTGTACTGTCTCCGTAGGGTCTCCAAAGACGGCGGCCACGTTGGTGAGGCCTTCGCCGATTATCCTAAGATTGATCTGCCCAGCCGGTGGAAAGAGATTAAAATAGTCACATTTCAGATTTTTCCCTCTGGCCGTTATCAAAGTATCCATTAATATGCCCTCCCTATGCAATTAACATAATAGGTTAGTCCATCCGCTCCAGGTATAGCATACGTTCTTGGCGCATATGTTCCTCCACCCATTACGATGTATGTAAAATACCCATAACTTGCTTTTACATATCCGGCAGTGTTCCAGCCATTAAAAACCCCGTTTGCAAAATCTGCATACCCAAGGCTTGCATTGATCCCTCCGGCAGTATTGGCGGTGGTTATTGTCCCACCTCCTATGGCTCCCCCCCACCCGCCGGTCACGGTGCCGCCGGTAAGCCCATATCCGTCAAAAGTGCCATTACTTCCTCCGTATTGGATTTTGCCGGCTTGGACTGTACCCGTAAAAGAGCCGGAGGCGGCGGTGAGGTTGCCGTTTGAGTCGACTTTGAAATTTTTTCCCAGCTGTATCCCGCTCGGTCCGATGTATATTCCCCGGGTATTGGTGCCACCCCAGGTCTGGTTATTGTAGCTTATGTAGTCCTTGTTGATGGTGAATCCGCCGATGGTGCCGCTGGTGGCGGTTATTTTACCCTTGACTTCCAGGCCGTCCTTTGTGGCCTTGAGTATGGTGGAACTGCCGGCCTTAATGGTCCATGAGCTTTCATCCAGCACCCATCCAAAGCTGCTGGCGTCGCCACCGGTCTTGCTTACCTTTGCGGAGATTTCGTCGGCCTGGATGGAAAGCTGGGAATTTATTTTTTCGTCAGCTTCGGTGCGGGCCTCGGTTTCGGCCACAATGGCGTCAGCCGTGATTTTCAGGCTTGCCTTGAGCCCTTTCACGTCCCGGGTCACTTTGCGCTCCTCCGGGGGCTCGTAGGGATATTCGTGGTCTATCTCCTCGTCTTCCGGAGCGGATATGTCCGCATAGTACAGCGGCCCAAAGGTCGTATCATCCGCATAAATGCCGCTGTATACGCCTTTGATGGTCACGCCGTCCCCCAGCTCGACTGCCGGGTGCGTGAGCGCCTGGCCCGCCTCATACGGCTGATACTGGAAATTAGACAGGCTGTCCAGGATGTCCTCGGCCATTTGCTGGGTGCCCCAGGGCGTGCTCAGGGTCATTGTCCGTCCGGTGTCGTTGCCGGCTGTATAGCTCAGCTCCTCGGTGACTTGGATAATCACTTTGGAATATGGCTGGAATTCCGGGGAAGTGGAGATTCTGGCGGCATTGCTTCTCAGGTTGAGGATGTCAAACAATGATACGATCACCTCCAAATGTTATCTGGTCGCCGGCGTGATCTATCAGGAGGTTTGTCTCCTTGGGGATAGCCGCAAAGCCTATGAGCAGCAGCTCCCCAAGGTCAGACATTACAAAGTTACCGCCGTAGCTGGCCGCGATATATCCCAGAACTTCCCTGCAGGTATACTCTGCCGGATACTCTATAAGATAGCCACGGGTCATTACGGCCCAGGTGCGCTTGTCTACCTGTACGCCCATGGCCTCGGCTATCTCTTGGACTACGTCCACATCAGGAGCAGGCCAGGACAGCGTGGACGGCGGGTAATACTGCTCGCCCTTGAGCATTGCGTCATACCCTGTCAGGGTAATGACCTCCAGCTCAGTCTCCTTGCTGATCTCCCGGGTGTCCAAAAAGTACACGCCTTTCTGTATCCACTCTGAGTGCCGGACGCCGTCCGTCAGTCTTACATAAGGCACCAGGCGGGCCATTCTGGGGATGTCGCCGGCAGGCTTGAGCATCTGCACTTTGATAGTGCCGGAGACGCAGCAGCCTACGCTGGGGCTGCTGTCGGCGAAGATTGCCCGGGATGTCTGGCAGGAGATCAGAAGGTTCTGCCCATAGCCGCTATCACCGCCGGAGGCGGCCACCAGGATGGCGGTACCTCCAAAGGTGATATAGTCGCCGTAGTCGTCCACCAGCTTACCGGTATCACCTATGGCTACACTCACCTCGCAAGTATGTGGGAGAGCTAAAAGCTCTTTGTACAATTCGCTCGTATTTTGCATGGCTACAGCTCCTGCAGAGTGATGGCCTGTAAATCATTCCACTTTTGCCCAAAGGCCAGGCAGCGGCTCAGGTATGTGGCGCTTACAGAGTCAATCATCATCGTGGCATAGACTTCCTCGCCGCGCTGCAGGCAGTAATAGAGCACTTCCACGGGGGACTTGAGCAGGGCCGTACACAGCGCCCGGGTATCTTCGCTTGTCTGAGGATTAAAGCCCAGGCTAAGGCTGCCTCTGGTGCGGATGGGCGCAGTGTGGGTAATGCCGTCCATCGTCTGCACTGAGGCAGAATAGACAATTTCCAAGGCGGTGCTGTAGCTGTCCCGTTCCACCATATGGCTAAAGTCCACTCCATCTATCTGAACTTTGTATTTATCCATTTGCTCTTTCCCTCCCGCGGGAGTAGTTCCAGGCTGCCTGGCCTATGGTTTTGCCGTCCAGGCTCAGGCTTAAGAAAATAGGGGTCGGCTGCTCGGGAGTCGCTGTACCTTTGGCGCTGGCGGTGGCACTGTTGTTCCCGGCCAGGGGCTGCACGACTGCCCTACCGCTGTTCATGGTCAGCAGCTCGGGGCCTGCCTCGCCCACAATGGCGCTGCCTGAACTGAGGACGCCGCCCTTTGCCAGATAGGGGATGTTGGGGATGTACGGAATATTTATCCCAAAGCTGCCGCCGCCCATCCAGCTGGGGAGTTGAAAAGAAATACTATTGAGGCCACCGATAAGGGTGTTAATTGCTCCCACAGCTGAATTGAGCAGCCCTATAATCCCGTTCATGGGCGCTTTTACCAGGGCCACAAGGCCGCTAAAGAGGCCACCAAATATCGACACGACACCGGACCAGGCCCGCTCCCAGTCTCCGGTAAATACTCCCCGGATAAAATCAATTACTCCGTCAAAAATCTGCTTGATAGAGTCCCATATATTTTTGACGTTGGCCATAAAAGCATTGAGCACATCACCCAGGCCGGGTCCGAAGATCCGCGTCCAGTCTATGAGGAATACATTTTGCAGGAAGTCGTCCACTTTTTTGATGATGGCCTGTATCTCATCGCCCTTGGTGGCTATGAGGGCCACCAAGGCCACTACGGCCGCAGTCACGATAAATATGGGGTTGGTCAAAATCGCGATTGCACTGCCCAGCAGCGGAAAAGCCGCCGACAAAGTGGTTACGCCTGTGGCCACGCTTATGAGCAGACCGCCCAGCTCTGCAAGCTTAAGAGCTACAAGGCCGGCGGCAATGCTGCCCAGGACTGTTATCAAAAGGTCGCCGTTGTCTATAAGGAAAGAGACGATCCCCTCCACAGCCTCAAAAACTATGCCGATTTTCTCGCCCAGGGCGTCAAAGTCGATTTTCTGGGCGGCATCGGCAAAGACGCCAAAAAGGTCGGCGCCGCCGTTTTTTACCGCCTGGATTGCCGGGGCCACTGTCTCTGACAGCTCAGCTGCTTTGGCGGTAAAATCTGCCTGAGCCTCATTTGCTTTTACAATGTCCTCATTATTCTGCCGCCAGGCTTCGCCGGCTTTCTGCAGGCCCTGGTCGGCCATGGCCTGCATGAGCAGATCCACGCGCTCCGCCTGGGTGCCGGCATCCTGCAGGGCAAGGTTGAAATAGTCCTCAGCAGTCACGGCGTCCATGACTGCCTGGTTCCACTCGGCATTGGCCTCAGTGTTTTCCTTGAGCATCACGCCAAAGGTCTCACCCTCGCGGGCGCCCCAATTGAGCACGTCGGCGAAGGTCCCGGTCACAGTGCCGCTCCTGATCGTCTCGTTGATACTTTCCGCCAATCCGTCTATGGGGATACTGTCGCCATACTTGGCCCAGGCCCCTATGGCAGAGTCGGTTATTTTTATAAGGTCCTCCTGGGAGACTTTGAGCGCCTGCAGGTTGGCCGTGGTGGTGGCCGCTGTCTGGTCGTCGCCCAGCACGCCGAAAAGCTGCTTATATGTGGCGGCAGTCTCCTCGGCCGTGTATCCAGCGCTTTCGCTGGAGATCTCCAGGGACCCCATGATTTTTCTGTATTCGGCTGTTTCGGCGCTTAAGTCGGAGATTGCCCCGCCCAGGGCTTTAACTCCCTCGATCACTGCGCCGGCGCTGAGCACGTCGCCGAAAGTGTTAGCCTCCCCGGCGGCGTCTCTCAGGGCCTCCCCTGCGTCGTCTGCCGCCGCCTCCACGTCTTTTACGGGGTCCTCGTCTATCTTGTTCACTGCAGCATTGGCTTCATTAGCGCGGCTTTCAAGGTCTCCCAGCTTTATGCCTGTATCAATGATTTCTCTTTGCAAGGCTTCATACTGCTGCTGGGATACTTCGCCTTTCTCAAATTGCTGCTGGACTTGCTCCTCAGCTTCTTTGAGGGCGTCCAGTTTTGCCCGGGTCCCCTCTACGGCATCACCAAGGAGGCGCTGTTTCTGCTCAAGCAACTGTGTGTTGGTGGGGTCCAACTTGAGCAGCCGCTCCACATCCTTCAGCTGGCTTTGAGTGTTGCTAATTTCTTTGTTGGTCCCGCTCAAAGCTTTATCCAGGCCGGTGGTATCGCCGCCTATTTCTACGGTAATGCCCTTTATTCTGCTTTTCATTGGTTTTCACCTCCTCTGGGTGGTTGTTATCAGCGGGGGAAAAGCCGGTAAATATCGTCTTGGTCTGCCAGCTCCACATACTTCTCCTGGTCATTGCCCCGCTCTATCAGCATGTCAAAAACCATGCCCATGGTCATTGACTCCAGGGCATGGTCAGACAGGCTCAGCTCCGCGCAGCGGAGCATAAAGGTCGCCCCGGTCTCTTCGCGGACGGTGCGCTTTATTTTTTTTTTGGTTTTGACGTCGTGACCTGGTTAAGCGCCCACAGCTCCAGGATTGCCGGCAACACCTCATAAATGCTAAAGACGCTAAAATCTTCCAGCCAGGCCTCCGGGCTGTCAGCTGTGGCCGGGTCTCCCTGCTTGGCCATGATATAGGCCACATTCTCAAAGATCTCCAGATCCAGGGCGGACAGCTGAGCCTCCTGCAGCTCCTCCTGATACCGGGCCACCTCCTCGGGACTTGCATCGGCGCCGGGCTTGTCTTTGGCATGGGCCGCGGCTGCCTTGGAGTATGCGGTTTTGAGCGCATTAAGGTCTCGGATTATGTCCCGGCCGTATTTGTGGCGATACAGCCGGGGCGTCAGGGCGTTGGCCTCAAAGGCTACTTCGCGCCCATCTACTACGATCCGTTTTCTCATGCTCCGGCACCCTCAGTTTTTGCAGGCGCGGAAGCAGCTGCCGCAGCTCCTGCAGGGGGCAGGTACACTTTTTTGTACCAATTCTGGAGTACTTCCTCTGTGGTGTCGCTGGCGGTGACTGCGCGAACCTTGCCGTCAGGCAGAGGCACGGCTGAGATCGTGGAGCTCTGGGTCTGGGGTTCGAGATTTTCGGTGGACGTGCCGGCGCCGGTGTTGGGCCTGGTGGCGGTGCAGTTGTACAGGCAGTATTTACGGGCGCTGGTGTCGCCGACAATCTCAAATAGCAGCGCAAAGGCCGCCGTGGTCACTGTGGCGTTTTCGATGTAAACGTTATCGGTTGTGACTTTCTCGTTCTTCCAGATCTTATCCAGAAGT